GGTGGAAGTGGCTCTGATTCTGTATTTTCTACTATAACATCCACAGGTGGTGGTGGCGGTGGTAGATATACTGCTAGTACTGGAACAGCAGGAGCTGCCGGTGGATCCGGAGGTGGTGGTGGCGGTAATAGTACCGGTGGTGCTGGTGGTGCTGGAACTGCAGGACAAGGGTATGCTGGAGGAGCAGGTGCTGGAAGTGGTGTACAATGTGGTGGAGGTGGCGGTGGTGCAGGTGCTGTTGGTAAAACTGGTGGTAGTGGTGCAACTGATGGAGATGGTGGTGATGGTATTAATTCTCTTATATTAAGTTATACCAATGCAGGTACCGCTAGTGTAGGTGAACAAATAAGTGGATCACAAGTATGGTACAGCGGCGGCGGAGGCGGTGGCAGCTATAGTAGTGGTAATGATACAATACCTGGAAAAGGTGGTGGTGGTGAAGGAACTTCCCCATCAACTTATCCTGCTAACGGGGGTGCAGCTACTGTTAATACAGGTGGTGGCGGAGGTGGAGCTTCTGGAGATGCCGGTATTGTTGGTGGAGCAGGTGGTTCAGGTGTAGTAATACTAAGATATCCCTCATCTAATACATTAACAGCGGGAGCTGGTTTAACTCAATCTAGTGGTTCACCTTTTACAGAAGGCTCTAATAAAATATCTGTATTTACTGCAGGTACAGGAAATATATCATTTTCTTAAAAAATAAAAAATGGCATTAACAAAAGTAACACATAACGTCTTATCAAATAGGTATACAGCAAGTGTGGCAATATCAACATTAACTGGCACAGTATCTTTTAATTGTGCCAATGGCTCTGTTTTTAAATTAAGTGGTGATTTAACTGGAGCATATACTATTAGTTTAACTGGATATACAAAAGGTCAAATAATGACTATATATCCTCTAAAAGCTCAGTCAATTACATTAGCTGCACAAGGAAGTAGTACAAATACATTTAATAAAATTGGTGGTGTTGATTATGATAACACAGGTTATAATATTTTACAAATAGAATGTGTAGATGATTCTTCTACAGATCCAGTATTTATGTATAGTATAGCAACATATGTAAGTGATAATACTCCTTAAACATGTTAAGAAGAAAAATTTTAGCTCCAAGATCTTACGCTCCCTCAGGATATACATTTAATTTTCTTATGGTAGCAGGTGGTGCTGGAGGTGGCGGTGGTGCTTTGAACGCTGGTGGAGGTGGCGGAGGTGGCGCAGGCGCTGCATATGAAGCAACAAGTGGTACAATAGCAGTAGGAACAGTATTAGGAATAACAATAGGTGCTGGTAGTGCTGGAGGTCCTAATAGTTATACAAATGGAGTAACATCAAATGGAGGAGATACAGTCATTACAAATATTGATGGAAGTAGTGGGAGTTATACTGTAAAAGGTGGCGGTGGTGCTGCAACAGGGAATGTGGGAGATACTGGTGCAAATGGAGGTTGCGGTGGTGGCGGCTCAGCAAATAATGGTGGTGGATCAGGTACAGGAGGCCAATCACCTGGAGGTGATGGTGGAACTGGTACCGGTGCGGTAAATTCCGGCGGCGGCGGAGGTGATGGTGGAGATGGCTCTAATGGTGGAACTGGTGTATATAGTTCAGGAGGTGCTGGTGGTATTGGCACTCAAAGTAGTATTACAGGAACAGCAACCTATTATGCAGGTGGCGGCGGTGGTGGCGGTTATTATACTGCAGGGTCAGTTTCTGGAGGAAACGGAGGTGGTGGTGCTTCAGGAGGACAACAAAGTGCACCTACCGCTGGTACAGCTAACACTGGTGGCGGCGGCGGTGGAAGAAATTGTTGGAATTATGCAGGTGTTGGAGCAGCTGGGGGATCAGGTGTTGTTTTTTTAAAAATACCAGATGCCAATTATTCAGGTACAACTAGCGGAAGCCCTGTTGTAGATACATCTAGCGTAAGTGGATTTACAATTTTAAAATATACCGGTAGCGGTTCTTATACAGCATAATATGGCTCATTTTGCAAAAATTAATTCAGATAGCATTGTTGAAATAGTACACGTAGTAAACAATGCAGTTATTACAAAAGAGGATGGAACAGAAGATGAAGCAAAAGGTAAAAATTTTTTAAATTCATTATTTGGATCTGCTACATGGGTGCAAACCTCTTATAATAATAACTTTAGAAAAAACTATGCTGGAGTTGGTTATACATACGACAGTATAAGAGATGCTTTTATACCACCAAAACCTTATAATTCTTGGGTTTTAAATGAAGATACTTGCCAATGGGAAGCTCCTGTAGAATTTCCAGATGCAAATAATAGGTATAATTGGAATGAAGAAAATCAAGAATGGGATTATGTAGGCCCAGCTTTATTTGAATAATATGAAAAAAAAATTTAAAGATACAGCGGTTGGAAAATTTTTATTAAATAAAATTCCAACTGTAGTTGGATCAATAGCTAGTGGTACGCCCGCTGGCGGTATCATAGAAGCTATAATAGGAAATAGTGAAATGTCTGATGGTGATAAAGAAATTGCATTAGAAAAACTAAAACTAGAAAGAGCTGAAATAGATGGTACAACAGAAAGATGGGTTGCAGATGCCGGCTCAGGGGCTTGGCTTGCAGCTAATGTTCGGCCATTAGTATTAATATTTTTAACAGTAAGCTATGTAATCGGATGGTACTTAAAGTATCCACTTGATTCAATCACATCATTATTAACAATAGTAATCGGAGGCTATTTTGGATCTCGTGGGGTCGAAAAAGTTTTTGGAAACAAAATGCATAAATAAAATGCAAGATTTAAAAATTTACGGAATTAGCCTCGGCGGTATAACTTTTTCTATAATGCCAGATATAAACCCAATATTACAAACCATCGTATTAATATTAACTATAATTTATACTATAATTGGTATAAAAAATAAATTAAATCAAAAATAATGCCTTTAAAATACTTTAATGAATCTGAATTTAATCAGTTTAAAATGATGGATAAAAAGCTTCTTAATATGTTAGATAACTTACGAGAAGCTTATGGATCACCTATAAAAATTACATCTAGTTATAGAAGCCCTGATCATCCAATAGAAGCAAAGAAAAAAGCGCCAGGTGAACATGCTTATGGTGCTGCTGTTGATATAGCAAGTGTTGGTGGTGAGGCAACATTTAAATTAGTTAAAGCCGCTATGGATGTTGGCTTTACAAGAATAGGAGTTAGTAGAAAAAATAATTTTGTTCACGTGGGTATTGGTTATCCTGATGCTCCACCTATAACTCTTTGGACATATTAAATAAAATTAAATGGCAAAATTAATTAGAAAAATTAGTATTGGTACTGATTATAAAAATGAAGCAATGCATTACTCTGTAGGCCAAGAAGTTTACGGAGGACATACAATTTGTGATATTTTAGAAGAAAAAGGTGCTTATAAAATTTATATTACAAAAAATAAAGAAGTATTACCTTGGAAACACTTTAATGGTAATATGGCTGTATCTGTTGAATATAACTTAGATTATTAATGCAATCTTTATTTGAATATATTATATCTACTGAAAATCGCTACAACAACACTATTGATGTTGAAGGTAAGGAATTAGTCGTTAATACAGAAGTTACTGAAAGAGATTATATGTTTGTTAATCGTATAGGTAAAATAGTAAAGTTACCATTATATAATAATTCAGAACTAAAAGAAAACGATGAAGTTATTGTACATCATAATGTTTTTAGAAGATGGATTGATGTAGAAGGAATTCAAAAAAATTCTTCAAGTTTTTTAAATGAAAATGAATATTTAGTTTCTGATGATCAAATATTTGCTTATAAAAGAAATAATAAATGGAAAAGTTTACCTAATTTTTGTTTTGTAAAACCTTTATATAAAAAAAATAAATGGGCTCTTAAAACAGACGAAAATCTTTTAGGTATACTTACATATAGTAATAGCGAATTAAACCAATTAGGAGTGTCCATTGGAGACGTGGTGGGCTTTACACCTGATTCAGAATATGAATTTAATATTGAAGGAGAAAAATTATATCGTATTTTTTCACATCACATAACAATAAAATATGGAACAAAAGAGAGACAAGGTTATATTAGCTGCTGAAAAAGCTTTATTAGAACTTGAAAAAGTAATCAGGCAAAATATAGATCTTAATGAACTTGATCCTGAAAAAGCTAAAACTGCAGCACAAGCTAAATGGGTTGCAATTGAAGACTCTTTAAAAATTATAGATAAAATTGAAGAAATATCTGATAAGAAAAAAGATAACAAAAAGTCAAAAGCTTTTTTAGGTGTTGAAAATAGAATTAAATAATGTATAAACAAACTTTATATCAAATACATACAGATCATTTAGATAAAAAGTATACTAAAAGTTTAAATAAGAATAAAAAATTTGAATATGGGTATAATAGTGATTTAGATTGTGTAATTATTAGTAAGGATGGTACATTAGGCGATATATATGAAATACAAGGTCTTAAGGTAGGTATACCTCAAACCCCTAAAAAAATACATGGTAAAAATTTAAAAAAAGAAAGCCAAGTATTTATAAAAAGGGAAAGACCGCAATCATTAACAAAAATAAAAACATTATATGATTTTCAAAGCTATGCTGAAGATATTAAAGACCAATATTATAATTACATCAATAATGAGTTTAATTATCGTAATGATGGGTATTGGTTCATGTGCAACGGTACCCCATGCTACATTACAGGATCGCAGTATATTTATCTCAACTGGACTAAGATCGATGTGGGCTCCCCAGACTTTCGACATGCAAACCGGATATTTTTCTACTTTTGGGAAGCATGCAAGGCTGATAGCAGATGCTATGGGATGTGCTACCTTAAGAATAGACGGTCTGGTTTCTCCTTTATGGCGTCATCAGAATGTGTTCATCAGGCTACAACTTCAAAAGACTCTAGGTTTGGGATCTTATCTAAGAGTGGAGCAGACGCTAAGAAGATGTTCACGGATAAGGTGGTCCCAATCTCAACTAATTACCCGTTCTTTTTTAAACCAATACAGGATGGTATGGAACGCCCAAAGACGGAACTCTCGTACAAAGTACCATCAAGAAGGCTCACGAGGAATACGATACGAACCACCAGCCCCACCTCCTCTGAGATACAGGACGGATTGGACACCACAATTGACTGGAAGAACACGGGGGACAATTCATACGACGGGGAGAAATTACAACTCCTCATCCATGACGAATCGGGTAAATGGGAGAGGCCGGACAACATCCTCAATAACTGGAGGGTTACAAAAACGTGCCTCCGCCTCGGGTCGAAAGTAGTTGGTAAATGTATGATGGGATCCACTTCTAATGCGTTAGACAAAGGTGGTGATAAATTTAAAAAATTATATTATAATTCAGATGTTACAAACAGAAATCGCAATGGCCAGACTACAAGTGGACTATACTCTTTGTTCATACCTATGGAATGGGGTTTCGAAGGATTTATTGATAAGTATGGATATCCTGTCTTCGACTCTCCATCAGAACCGGTTGAAGGAATTGATGGTGAACTCATCTATACGGGAGTCCTTGAACACTGGGAGAATGAGGTTGAAGGTTTAAAAAATGATAGTGATGCTTTAAATGAATATTATAGACAATTTCCAAGATCAGAAAAGCATGCATTTAGAGATGAAACTTTAAATTCTTTATTTAATTTAACTAAAATTTATGAACAAATAGATTATAATGAAGAAATGGAATTTAAAGGTCATGTAGTAAGAGGTGCTTTTTCATGGCAAAATGGTATAAAAGACACTAAAGTAATATGGACACCAACACAAAATGGTAGATTTAAAATATCGTGGATACCACCAGACCAATTACAAAATAATGTTATTGAAAAAAATGGTATAAAATATCCTGGTAATGATGGATTGGGTGCTTTTGGGTGCGATCCTTATGATATATCAGGAACAGTTGGGGGTGGAGGATCAAATGGATCTTTACATGGTTTAACCACTTTTACAATGACTAGTGACGTACCTAATACAAAATTTTTTTTAGAGTACGTAGCAAGACCTCAAACAGCTGAAATATTTTTTGAAGATGTTTTAATGGCATGCATATTTTATAGTATGCCTATATTGATTGAAAACAATAAACCAAGATTATTATATCATTTAAAAAGAAGAGGGTATAGAGGTTTTTCTATGAATAGACCTGATAAATTAAAAGGTGCTTTATCTAAAACTGAATTAGAATTAGGTGGTATACCTAATAGTTCTGAAGATATTAAACAAGCACATGCATCTGCTATTGAATCTTATATTGAAGAATATGTTGGAAGAAATGATGATTCTTATGGAAACATGTATTTTCAAAGAACTTTAGAAGACTGGGCAAGGTTTGATATTTCACGTAGAACATCTTTTGATGCATCTATAAGTAGTGGTTTAGCCATAATGGCTTGTAGAAAACATTTATATAAACCAAGCTCAGATAGAACAGTTAAAAAATTAGATTTTGAATTTTCACGATACAAAAATGAAGGGTATCAAAGCGAGTTAATAAAATAAGTATGGCAAAATTAAAAGGAAAAGTTTTAACACAATTTCCAAGTCAAGCAGTTTCCGATGCAGAAAAACAAACTAAAAAGTATGGATTATCTGTAGGAAGAGCTATTGAACAAGAGTGGTTCAATAAGGATAATAATGGCATAGGGAAATTCTATAATTCTAGACAAGAAGCTCATAGACTAAGATTATATGCTCGTGGAGAACAATCAATTAGAAAATACAAAGATGAGTTTGCAATTAATGGTGACTTGTCTTATCTTAATTTAGATTGGAAACCAGTTCCAATTGTACCTAAATTTGTAGATTTAGTTGTAAATGGAATGCAAGATAGATTATTTCATATTAAAGCAGTTGGTCAAGATGATATTTCAACAGGTAAAAGAACTAAATTTGTTAATGATGTACAACAAGATTTAAATACAGCTAATCTATTATTAAATATAGAACAAAAATTAGGTGTATCTGCTAGAAATTTTGCCGTAAATGATTTACCTGCAAATACAGAAGAATTAGAATTATATATGCAGCTTAATTATAAGCAAGGTATTGAAATAGCTGAAGAAGAAGCTATTAATAATATTTTTAAAGCAAATAAATATAATGAAACTAAAAAACGTATTGATTATGATTTAACTGTATTAGGAATTGGTGCTGCTAAGCACACTTTTAATAATACAGACGGTGTAGTAGTTAAATATGTTGATCCAGCTAATTTAGTTTATTCATATACTGATGATCCTAATTTTGAAGATTGTTATTATTTTGGAGAAGTTAAATGCATAAAAGTTAATGAACTTAAAAAAGAATTTCCAGGATTACCTAATGAAGAAATTGAAACTCTTGTTAGTCAAAGTTCAAGATTTAATGATTACAATGATCCTAACCATAATTTTTATAATCAAAGTGAGTTAGCTGCTAAAAATACATTAAATGTGCTTTACTTTAATTGGAAAACATGGGAAAACGATGTTTATAAAATAAAGGAAGTACCTACTGGTGGTAGTAAAGCTATTCCAAAAGATGACACATTTAATCCACCTAAAGATAAACGAACTAGATTTGAAAAAGTAAAGCAAACAAGAGAAGTTGTTTATGAAGGTGTATTAGTATTAGGATCTGATCATCTTTTAAAGTGGCAAAAAGCTACAAATATGATAAGACCTACTAGCAATATAAATAAAGTAATGATGAATTATGTTGTTAGCGCTCCTAGAATGTATAAAGGTAATATTACTTCTTTAGTTTCAAAAATGACACCATATGCTGATTTAATACAGCTAACACACTTAAAATTACAACAAGCTATACAGAGAATGACACCTTCTGGTGTATATGTTGATGCTGATGGTCTTGCTGAAATTGATTTAGGTAATGGTACAAATTATAATCCACAAGAAGCTTTAAATATGTACTTCCAGACAGGATCTATAATTGGTAGATCTTTAACCATGGAAGGAGAAAGAAATAATGGAGCTATACCTATTCAAGAATTACCAGGTGGTGGTGGTAATCAAATACAAGTATTAATTGGTGCTTATAATCAATATATACAAATGATAAGAGATACAACTGGTTTAAATGAAGCAAGAGATGCAGCAGATCCAGATCAATATTCTCTTGTAGGTGTACAAAAATTAGCAGCAGCAAATAGTAATGTTGCAACAAGACATATACTGCATTCTAGCATGTTTATTACCACTTGCTTAGCTGAGGCTATTTCATTAAGATTTAAAGATGTATTAGAGTATCATCCTACTAAAGATATGTTTATAGATTCTATAGGCCAGTTTTCTGTGGGTTCTTTAGAAGAATTAAATAATCTTAATTTACATAACTTTGGTATATTTTTAGAATTAGAGCCTGATGAAAATGAAAAACAATTATTAGAAAATAATATACAAGTTGCATTATCAAAAGATAGCATTCATTTAGAAGATGCTATTGATATTAGAGAAGTAAAAAATTTAAAATTAGCTAATCAATTATTAAAATTTAGAAGACTTCAAAAACAAGCTACAGATCAAGTGCAAGCTCAAGCTGCATCACGAGCACAAGCAGAAGCACAAGGACAAGCACAAATACAAATTGAAGAAGCAAAAGCACAATCTGAACAAGTAAAAACAGATTCTAAAATTCAATTATCTACAGCTGAAAATGAAATGTCTATTAGAAAAATGGAAATTGAAACAAGAGCTAAAAAAGAACTTATGCAATATGAATTTAATTTAAATGTTCAACTTAAGGAACTTGAATTAAAATCACAAATGGAGTTAGCAAATAGAAGTAATCAGTCAATGTTACAACGTGAGCTTATAAGAGAAGATGTAAAACTTAAAACATCTGGTCGATTAAGTGGCGCTCCAAATACAGATAATCCTACAAAGGATTTTGAATCTAAAGGTAATGATACTTTAGGTGGCTTTGACACAGGACGTTTTGAAGCGTCTTAATATTTAAACAATTATTTTATTATATACAATTATGGCAAAAGAAAAAACACAAGATTCATCTATAGAAGTTAAAGATATAGGTGAAATTAATCCTGAAACAGTAACACCTGCTAAAAAAGAAGCTGCAGTTTTACAAAAAGCAGTTGATGAAGGTAAGGTAGCTCCTGAATATGGATTACAAGAAGATGGAGTTTATAAAGTTAATTTAGATAAACCCCCAGTTCCTAAAGAGGAAATAAAAGAAGAAGTTAAAAAGGAAACAAAAGAGGAAACAAAAGATGCCGTTCAAGAGCAAGAAACAGGAAACATTCCTGAAGATAAATTATCCGACAATATACAAAAGGTGGAGGAAGAAGTACGGACTGTTCAAGAACCGGAAATAAAAGAAGAAACTTCAGAATCTCCTTTAGAATTAGTTAATGATGAAAAAGATAACATTGACGAGAAACGAATGGATGGAAAGCCTCAAGCTACCAAGCCCATATCGGAACAAAAAGAAATATTACAGGAAGAAAAAACACAAGAACTTCCTGAAGGAATAGATAAACTTGTACAGTTTATGCAAGAAACTGGAGGAACAGTAGAAGATTATGCAAAACTAAATAGAGACTATTCTAAAATAGATAACGTAAGTCTTATAAAAGAATATTACGAATACACTAAACCACATCTAAATCAAGAAGATATTCAATTTTTAATGGATAAAAAATTTGCTTATGATGTGGAGGCGGATGACCCGTCTGACGTAAAAGCTAAGCAATTAGCTTTTAAAGAAGAAGTATTTAATGCACAAGAGCTTCTAAGAACAACTAAGGATAAATATTATAATGATCTTAAGTTAAAATCAAAACAAAATAATATTCCTAAAGAGTACGAAGAAGCTGTAAATTTTTATAATACTTCTAAGCAATTTGAAGAACAAAATAACTTAGCCAAAGAAAGTTTTTTAAAAGAAACTAAAAAAGTTTTTAACGAAGAATTCAAAGGTTTTGATTTTAAGGTAGGAGAAAACAAATATCGATTTAAGATAGATAATCCCGGTAAAGTTAAAGAGTCTCAATCAGATATATCTAATTTTTTAAATCTGTTTACAGATGAAAAAGGTGGCATGAAAAATATGCAAGGATATCATAAAGCTTTATTTACTGCACAAAATGCAGACAAAATAGCAAATCACTTTTATGAGCAAGGCCGTGCCGATGCAATAAAAGAATCTGCTAGAAAAGCTAAAAATATAAATATGGATCCAAGACAAGAAGGTGCTACTATAACATCTAATAGTGGAGATAGAATTAGAGTTGTTTCTGGAGATTCGTCTGATAAGTTGCGAATTAAATGGAAATAGTTTAACTTAAAATCAAAACATTATGGCTTTTACAAGCGGAATTCCGGCTGCATTACAACCGACTCAAACAAAGACGTTGTACTCCGGAAACTACATTGATTTCACAAATACAAATTTTGATCAATGGACACAACAATTTTTACCAGATGTATACGAAAAAGAAGTTGAAA